AGGATTAGAAACACGAGCAACATATGCCATTAGCTTTTCAGCATCTGGAGTTACACTTACTAATTTAATCATAGTTGTATCCACTCTCTATTTTGAATAGGTTCATCTTCATGTTCACGAATAAAAGGAAAACTCACAGACATTCTAGGAGTATGAGAAGTTGCTAAGTGTGGATAAGATTTAGGAATCCAAATTGCATCTCCAGGTTTCATATCAACATCTAATAAAGGAGTATCCGTTATAGACATATTTGATTGTGGTTGATCCTTATCCTTTATTATATCCCATACTTTAAAATTTGTCTCCCCCTCACACTGAACTATAATATTATGACTATTATCATAATGAATACCAAAAGGATGTTCGATATCCAGATTTTTGCATGTATAAATGTGAGCATCCGTGGGCATATTATATTTGTCTTCTATACTCTTAGCGAAGTCATTAATCTTTTTAGTAGACCTAGACATCTCTCTAAAATAACACACATACCTTTCAATTATATCTTTTAGTATAACCGCAGGAACAGATGTATCATCAAGACACCATCTAGTTTTTGGCCAAGAAAGAGATTTTGCATACTCTTCTGGAAAATTAACTTTAATTCTCTGCTGAGTCATCAACTGAGTTTGATTAACAAGGTCAGATAATTCTCTCCAAGATAATAAATCAGGACAATAACCCTTCTTAAATTTGGGATTAAAAGACTTCATCATAATCATCATCAGATTGTGGAGTCATTTCTTTATAGTTCTCATACTTATAAGATTCTGTACCATCATATAGTTCAGATTCTAGTTCCTCCACAATCTCTTTAAGAGCTCTTACAAGAACTTTTAACTTTCCTTTATTCATTTAATAAAGTACTTGTTAACCACTTCTATTTGATCATGATACCTAGCAATCTTATCTACCTCTTCCTGAATTGCTTCTGTAATATCTGAGTGCTCCCCAATACCTGCAGGATGCTCTAGATAGACATTTACATTTGCTTTATGCTTTTCTATTTCACCAGTAGCATGTGCTAATACTGCTCTGATTAGTTGTTCACGCATGTGGAGTGCCATAACTTATACTCGTTTCTAAAATTATACATTAAAAAAGGGGGTATGTAAACCCCCTTTATTCCTTAAGCAGATACAAGTTCCTTTGTGAACTTGATACCACGATAGGTTTCTTGAACCTTCTCTGTCTTTGCTGCTTTGCGTGTATCAGTGTCGTAAGAGACACCACGATAAGTGACTTGTGCCATTGTGTTTACTCCGAAGTAGTTGGGATTTTGGCCCCGTTCCTTCAGTCAACTTTTGCGTCCTCGTCGAAGGAGGATGAACGAACCGTTCCGAGTCGGCTTACTTGCGTCCTGAATGTATCAGGATGAACGTTATGTGTTAATACTAACACAACCATATTATATAGTCAAGCGAATCAGTAAAGAACCGTACAGTTTCTTAAGTGTAACACGTATCTTCATCTATAATATCAGGACAAAGCAGTTGTCCTGCTAGTTCACTTGCTTGTTCATTACTCTCACACAATTTAGTCATCCACATTCTCTCTTGCAATTCAACTTCACCATCTGTTGATATCATACGACAACAAATGTCTATAATTTTATTTCTGTAATTGATGCTTAACATGTTCTATTGCTGCTGGTAAGATGGAATACTCCACTCTTTGAATGGATTTCGTTAAAGATACTATATCATCATCTGGCAGAATTGGGATCTTTCTTTGAAGAATTATTTCACCACCATCTAATTCATTATTCACATAATGTACAGTAACTCCTGTAACATCATCACCACTATCTAGGGATTGTTCTATCGCATGTAGTCCTTTATACTTCGGAAGTAAAGAAGGATGAATATTAATAATTCTATTAGGAAAAGACTCTACAAATTTAGGAGAGATGATTCTCATATATCCAGCAAGGACTATGAGATCTACTCCTACCCATTTGAATTCATTAATTATCCAACTCTCATTTGTGCTATATGCACAAGGAATTCCAAATTTTTTTGCTCTTTCAAAAGCACCACACTGTTGTTTATTGGCTATCATTAAGACAACCTCGTCTTTAGTACATGTTCTAAGTATGTTCTCGAAGTTGGTTCCGTTACCAGAACACATAACACCTAGTCTCATAGCACTGGATACTCCTCGTTTCGTACAAACTCTGTTTTCTTGGTCTTAAAGTCTTCCATTAATCTTTGAACTTGTTTCTTATCAAGTCCAGCAAGTGACTCACAATTTTCTAAACAACGATAGATACATTCTCTATCAGAAATGGGTGGATTAGTTTCCCACCCTTGCTCATCATAATACTTCTTACCCTCAGTGACTTGTGCTTCTACTTTAGCAAGATCTAATCTTAACTTAGAAGGATTCTTGTAACTATGCTTCTTAGTCATTCCTGCAATTCATCTAACCTATATGCTGGATATTTAGGTGTGTTGTGAAACTCCTTTAGTGCCTCTAACATAATCTCTTTTAACTCTACCCTCTCTTTATCAGTGTAGATAGGCAATTTTTTAAACTTACCTGGTGGTAAAATCGGTTCTCCATTTTCATCATGAGGATATACATTATCCGTACATCCTTCAACTGCTTCACCACTCATTCCTTGAGTATCAATCTTCTCAGTCATAATTCTTCCTCACTTTCCAATCAGCATACATCTGACCATACATCATACCTTCATGAGCTCCTATCTTAGACCCACTAAGTAGTTCTCTTTGCCTCTTAGTTATATTGATACCATCCATAGCAGCATACTCACTCTCCCAAGTAGGAAGATCTTTTCTCATTTGTTCATTCATAAAGGGTTACCATTCTTATCAACTAGTCCAAGTTTTTGTACCTGACCTAGATTGGATTTTTCTGCTTTCTTAATCCTCTTATATTCTTTAAGGATTTTATCTATCTCATTTTGAGATACTTTAACATTTAATTTAGCACCTTCTTCTTTAGAAACTGCTCCTCCAAAACCTTTTACTTCCTCTTCGTTCTCCTTTGATTCTAAGTAATCATTAATACCAATCTGAATGTCTGCCTCAATAATGTCATTGATTTGAGCTCTAAGTAACTCATCGTTATCTTTATTTTTAGACATTAGACTTTCCTCTTTTTCTTTGTAGAAGGAGCTTTTGCTCCCCATAAATTAGGTCGTATTGTACCAGCACCGTAAGTAATGTCTTGTACAGAAGTTTTTCCATACCTATCACAATACATATCAAAAACATTTACCATCTTGGTAGAACGAGTTACATCAAGATACTCCTTACCATCAACAATATACGTTACATTAAAAGCATCTGTAGGAAACATCTTATCCTCTGCTTTCTCTTTTGTTGTTCTTTCTAAGATAATCTGACAAGAATATGCAGAAGTATCAAATTTAGGTTGTGGTTTAGCTTCTAATTTCTTTTTCTCTTCAGTAGTTGCTTTAGTGGTCATGATCTTCCACCCCACGAAACATCAGGATATGCTTGCTTCACAACATCCAAAGGAACCTTATACAACTCTTCTAGTTTCTTATCTTTTGTTTTAACAAGAACTTCCGACTCTGAAGGATGCAATCCCTCAAGAAGATTAATAAACATCATCTCTCTACGTAAACTGGTAAGACTATCATTACCACCCTTCACATAATGATAAAGGTTTTGATACTCTCGTCTTAAGGATGTTCTACCCCTACCATTCAAGTCCTGACCAGTTGCTGATTCGCCTCCTGCTGCCTCTTGACGGAGGTTGTCTGACAAAGTACCTTTATAGACATTCGCTTCCTTTAAATCGCCGTATGGAACGTCACCTGGTGGCAGCATACTAATGACAGATTCATCAAAGTTCCATATGAAAACCATCTTCAATGAATCATGTTCATAATTCTTGAGAACTTCTACCTTCTTTGCAGCAGAACGCTGCTTAGATGCTAGATCTAATACCTCAAATACAAATGGATTTGTAGGCAGTGAGTTGGTAGCAGGTGCTGCTTTAACTGTTCTCTTCTTTGCTTTAGAAGTTGCTGGTAATTTAGGACCAGTTGCCTTAGTCTTCGTCGTCGTTGTCTTCGCTGGTGTCATAATTGTTTTCAAAACGTACTGCTAAAATTTCATCTGGTGCAAGATTGCCATTGGCATCAAACATTTCTGGATGAGTGTATACTATTTGAGGAGTTGTCTCATAAGAATGTTGTCTTGCCAACCATCCTATCATACCTCCAACTAATAATGCAAGAATAGCAACAACTGTCGTAAGCGTCAAGGTTACTACTAGTGTTTCAGACATAATGCTCCTCCCAGAGATGTTTATTTTTTTCGGATGTCCAAGTAGAAATTAAAATGAAATACAATCTCTCTTTTAAAAAAGGAAATCATATTTCCAAATTTTACTTGAAATGTTTTGGGTTTTTCTGGTTTCTTCCTCCTATTTCTGAGTAATAATTCTACTCCCCTATTGATCTCAGGGGATTTGCTTTTATTTAGAACCTTTTTTTCTTCTTCCTGGCCTTCTGTCATGCTGATACCTCACTGCATCTTCAACAATGTTATTAAGATATGCTTTTATCTTTCTTGCTTGAGGTTTAGGTATATGACCATATGCTTCACGCAATTGTTTATGATCATTATCTGAACCACCTTTTATATACTCTTCAAGTTCTGTTACTTGGTCAGATATTTCCTTAACAGTAGAACTCTTAAGGAAAGCTTCTATTTCTACCTTCTTTGTTTTACGATATTCTAGAAACTGATAAAATTTTAATTGCATCTTACCATCGAATGCTAGTTCAATGGCATGTTCAATCATGTCGTATACAGTTTCAAAGTCATCAACTTTTTTCATTAGACTAATTGCTTCTCCTTTAGATACTGAACAGTTTCTGTACATCCACCTAGATTAGTGGAGTCAATGACGACTTGAGGAAAGGTAGATCCTTGACCAAACTGACCATAGAATGCATCTTTACTAAAGTCTTCATCTAGTTTGTACACTCGATGACTTAAACCTGCCATCTCTAATACTTTTACCACCTTTGTGCAATAAGGGCAACCCTCTTTAGAATAAACTGTAAAATTATTCACCTTGTGCCTCCCTTTCTTCTGCTGATCTGTTTCTAATTATGATTCTACTTTTTGCATGATCAGGAACAAATTCTATTACGTCGTCGTGAGGCCACATCATCTCTTCGTACAATGCGTTAAGGCGATCCATATCTTCCCACAAATCGTTAACATGATTTGTATCAGGTAAGATATGCTCGTCTGGTTCTAAGTCTCCGTGCATAAGATTGTAAGTAATACGTTAGTATATATTTGTTAGGTGTTTTAGTGATGAGGATTATACCAGTTCATTAACAGAACCGTGGCAA